AGTCCCAAGGGGATCCCCCTACTTGTGAAGCCGCTCAAGCCTCCCAAGTCCAAAGAAGGCAAGGAAGCCCTACTCCGTGTTGCAAAGGAAAAAGGACTAGTAGCAACAATCGAGCCAAAGGCCAAGAATCCAGGGGGCAGGCCCGAGAAGTACGTGGATCCGGAACAGGTGAAACAGATGGCCTTGATCGGGTGCACTGACCAGGAGATAGGGAGCATCACTGGTTTGAGCCAGGATACCATAGCTAAAAAGTTTCGCGGACTCATCGACGAATACAGGGACCAAGGGAAGATGTCCCTGCGCCGTCTGCAGCTCAGAATCGCCCAGGGACGTCCGGGGAAAGTGCGCGTGATCAAGGAGGACGGCGGCGAAAGGATCGAGGAACTGGAAGTCGGGATTCCCCCCAGTCCCCAGATGGCCATCCACCTAGGCAAGCATTGGCTAGGACAACGGGACACGGCCCCCACGAACAATATCCTGGTGCACAATGCCCAAAGGGACGCCCCCCTTGGCCCCACGCTCATGTCCCCAGAGACAGAATCCCGCCTCGCTCTCCTGTTCCTGGAGATCTGCCCCGAGGCCTCAGAAGGCGCCGTGCGCCTGGACAAGTCCCTGGAAGTCGCATGAGCCATCGGATCGACTGGTCCTTTGACCAAGGGAAGCTCCTGAAACAGATCCTCCGGAATCCCCACCTCATTGGGCGCATGGTGGGCAAGGACCTTCTGGAACAGCAGCACAGTGACTGGATCAGGTGGACATGGGGCCAGCCGTCCGGGGTCCACACGGGCATCCAGTGTCACCGCGGCGCCTACAAGACCACGGCCATCACGGAAATCGGGATCATCTGGTGGTGGCTCTTTCACCCCAACGACCGTATTGCCCTGATTCGAAAGACGTTCACGGCCGCCGCGGACTCCCTGGCCGTGATCAAGCAGCTCATGGAACGGGAGGAGATCCGGGAACTGTTCCGCCTTGTCCACGGTAAGGCCCCTGAGTTCGTGGAGAAGAGGGCCGACCGCCTCACCTTCGACTTCAAGCGATCCGTGACCAAGGAAGGGTCCATCGGCGCCTACGGCATCAACAACCTGCCCACCGGTCTCCACGTCGACCGCGCCCTCTGTGACGACATCGTGACCGACGACGACAAGTATTCGAAGGCCGAACGGGAAAAGACGATCCACAGCGTCCAGGAGCTTTTATCCAACATCATCGACCGCGGCAAGAGCGTCATGTTCGTTGGTACCCCCTGGCACAAGGACGACGCCTGGGAAGCCGTGATCAATGCGGCATGCCCCAACGGCGTCAAGAAGTTCGACAGGGATTCCACAGGCCTGATCTCAGACGAGGAGTTCGCCAAGATCTGCACCCTGAACACGGCAGCCATGATCGCGGCCAACTACTACCTGAAGCACATAGCATCCGACGACCTTCTGTTCCAGAGCGTGGCCAGGGAGTCCTACTGGCTCAACGGCATTACCCACCATGTCACAGCGCACCTAGACGCCAAGTTCGACGGCGACCATACTTCCGGCCTCACGATCATGCAGCAGCTTCCAGAGACCGCCCCCAATGGCCGCCCCTGGATCCAGATTACCGGCTACTGTTCCGACAAGCACGTGGAGCTTTGGGCCGACGAGATCGTGGATAGGTGCATCCGTGCCAAGGTGCGGCACTTCTACAACGAGAACAACCCGGACAAAGGCGCAAGTTACCGGATGCTCATGGCCAAGTTCAAGGCCAAGGGATACACGATCAACGTCTCCAAGACCCCCCAGGTGTACAACTACCAGGAGACGATGAACAAGCAGCACAAGATCCAGACGCATCTTCTACACCACTGGCAGAACCTTGTCTGGGACATCAACTGCGATCGGACCTACAGGAATCAAGTTCTAGACTACCAGGAAGGTGCTGAGCCCGACGACTGCCCAGATTCCGCCGCAAGCCTCCTGGCCCGTTTCTACGATGAGACAAAGGCCACCACCGGCAAATCCCCCCTTGCTTCCAGATAGAGCATATTTTCCATGGAAACCAAAGGAACCCAATGTCCGATACCCAAAAGAACCAGATCCTCCGCTTCGACGGCATGGCCAACGCCCTTTCCGGATTCTCAGGCACCCAGGATAAGACGTCCTACAGCCAGTTTCTCCTGGACTATATGCGCCCAGACGTCGAACTCACGGCGATTTGGGCCGGCGGCGGCATCGGCCGGAAGATCTGCACCAGCCGCCCCGACGACATGGTCCGTGCCTGGATCACGGTCCCAGAGGACACCGACGGCACGATCCTGAAGGAACTGGACAAACTGAACGCCCGCACCACGATCCGGGATGCACTCTACTGGACGGAACTGTACCGCGGCTCCATCATCGCCCTTGGCGGCCTTGACACCGCGTCCGACATGTCCCAGGCTCTGGCCAGTGTTTCCAAGCCCCTGGCATGGCTCAAGGTGTACCCGGCTTCCCGGATCCTGAACGACGAGAGCGACTTGGTTCTGGATCCCAAGTCCCAGTACTTCGAGGACTTTGAGCACTTCCGGGTCCAGAAGCGGTTCACCAGCACGGGCCCAGAGACCAAGATCCACGTCTCCCGGTGCATCGTGTCCAAGGGCCTCCCGGTCCCAGAGGACAAGGACACATCGTTCGAGTACAAGTACATCTATTGGGGCATGAGCCGCCTGCAGGCCGTGTTCCAGGAACTGGCCAACGTCTCCACAGTGCAAAAGGCATTCGGGAACCTAGTGCACGAGGCGACCGTAGGGATCATGAAGCTGGAAGGCTTGGCCGAGATCCTCGCCGGCGAAGATGGAGGCAAGGAAGCCCTGAAAACCGTCATGGATGCCATTGCACGGGCAAAGAGCGTCTTGAACATGGCGATCATTGGCCCCAACGACGAGTTCAAGCGGGATTCCCTGAATACCGGCGGATGGATGGACGTGGCCATGATGTTCCGGCAAGAAGTCGCCGCGGCCGCCGATTCCACGATCCCCAGGCTCTACGGGATCCCGTCGTCTGGCCTCGGTGGCGGCGGATCGGACGAAGAGGCGAAGAAGAACTACAACGACAGTATCCAAGCCGACCAGGAAACCAGACTCCGGCCCATGCTCCAAAGGCTCATTGGGTACATTGCCCCGGGCCTCGGGTTCCCTGAAGACATCGAATTCAAGTTCAACCCACTTTCTACGCCAACGGAAAAAGAGATCGTGGAGATTCGGAAGATCGTGGCCGAAACCGACAAGATATACGCCGTGGACATCGGAAACGTGGATGGAATGGAGATCCGGAAGTCCCGGTTTGGAGGCACATCCTACAGCCGGGAAATGGTCCTGGACCCATCCCTGTCCGACGATGCCTTCGAGCCGGATCCAGTTCCGCCCGTCATTCCTGTCCCCAAGGTCCCCGCTGCCAAGGTGCCCGCGGTCCCTGCACCCAAGACCCCGGCCAAGAAGTAGCACATGGCCGCCGATCCCATGTTCCACGCGCTTCTAGTTCAGAGGCGCCGGCAGCTCCTGATCCAGTCCAAGGGCCGCCCTGTCCCTGTCCCCAAGGTCCCAGCACCGCGGTACCCCGTGCTCTTGGAACGGAAGTACGCTGCATGGCTCATGCGCCTCCTGCAGCCCCTGGCCACGGTGTCCAACGCCTGGACCAAGAACGAGTATCCCCAGGTCCTGGAAGAGTACCGAAAGGACTCGAGCGACTTGCACCAGGACGCCGATTCCAACGCCATGATCTTCCGCCTCACGGGTTCCCTGTTCCAGGCTCGGGCAGAAATGGACCTGGAACCAGGAGGATCGGCATCGGCCGCCATTGCCGGGACCGCGGAGTCCGTGAACTCCTTCGTCGCCAGGCGGTACGCCATGGAGCGCCGGATCGCCCTGGGGTCCGTGTACGAGACTTCGGAGCCCTGGGTCCAAGAAGCCCTGTCCGAGTGGACAGAAACCAATCGCAAGCTCATCAAGTCCTTGACCGTCGAAGCCCAGAACCGCATGGAATCCATGGCACTGGAAGCCGTGCAGACAGGAGAACGTCCCGAGAGCCTTGTGTCCAGGATCTACAACCTGAACCGGTCCACAGGCATCGCAAGGGCCAAGCTCATCGCTGCGGACCAAGTGGGCAAGCTCACCGGGCTCCTAGCTGAGAAGCGGTCTTTGGCCATCGGCATGGACACATACACTTGGCAGACGGCGATGGATGAGCGGGTCCGCGGGCGCCCGGGCGGCTTGTACCAGATGGCACGGCCGAGCCACTGGGCCGCACAGGGTAAGATCGGCATCTTTGGCAAGGGCGACGTGTGGTTGGTGGATGGGAAACAGGTTCCAAGGGGCACGAATGATCCAATAGGCGCCCCCGGAACTCCGATTCGCTGCCGCTGTGTCGCCGGCTCAAGATGGGAAGACGTCTTCAAGCCCATTGATGAAGAACTGCTCTCGGACCCCTACGTCCTGGCCGAAATGGGCAAGGGCCCATGGCCTGGATCTTGAAATCCGTGACATAGTGCACGTTTTCCGATTAGATTCCTTGAAAACGCAAAAAACTAAACCAGGGGGATCCATGCTCCAAACAGTGTCGACAGTTCTCCTATGCACCGGTGCCGCCGTGCAGGTGGCCGGCAGCAACGCCCCCGACGGGATCCAGCATTCCGGGAACGTGCTCTTTTCGGCCGTGGCCTCCGGTTCCGGTACCTGGAGTATCACGTTCTCGTTCGCCGCACACCTGGGCAACGGGGCCTATGATGCTTCGGACATCAAGACCTTGACCGTCGCCAATACGGACGCGGGCGGCGTGAAGACCTTGGCCGTGACCACCGGCGCCAAGAACTTCCGAGGCTGGATCTCCGCGGTCACTGGCACGGTTGCTGGGTCCCTGTTCGTGGAGGGTGTCTGATGGGCTGGGACACTGAAATTGGCCGAATCAACACCAACAATCTGAGCGAGTAGGAGTCCATCATGGCCATCAGATACGAGAGACTTGGGGAAGCCCCCCGATACCGGGACATTTTGATCGCGGACACGGAAGCCGAGCTTCTGGCCGCCAATCCGACAACAGAGATCGCCGAGGGATACGCCAAGGACACTGGCATCAATGCCGACTATGTCCAGGGCAAGGGGTGGAAGGTAGGCGGGGCGACGAAGAACCCCGACGGCTCCACCTCCTTCGCCGGGCCGCTGAGGGTCGAGGGGGCCTTGGAGGCGGACGGCGCTTCCTTCGCCGGGCCGGTGCAGGCGCCGGGGATCGCCGCAGATTCGGCATCCATCGGCATCGTGAAAACCAGGGCTGCGCTATTGCGCCCGGGGAATGTGTCGTTCAATGCATTCGATCTCCTGAACTCCAGGCTACAGGGGTACTTTGCAGGTGACAATTCCTCCGAACTCCAATACATCAAGGACGCTGGCGGGCTGTATGTGCGCGTCATGTATCCGGTGTTCTCATCCGCGCAGTGGACGACTCAGGTGTTTGCTTCTGGGATTCCTTCCCGCGATTTTGTCGACTCTGATTTCCGTGCGACATTTCTCCAGTATTCTGATGAACTGTTTGCCGATTTTGAAGAGTACGGGCTGCTCATGAATCCGTGCCTGTTCTGGGGGGCAGAGCAGACAACTGGTGCGCTAGGCGAGACTGTCGCCACTGGTTTTCTGGCTGGCTCCGCCACCCGAGCGTTCATGGTACGATTCACCAAGTGGTTTGGTGCACGGTATGGGAATCATCCGGCGTTGGGCTTTGTTTCGTTCGGGAATGAGTGGTATCCGTCGGAGCTTAGTGCGTCATCCCCGAATAGCGCAGCCGTCCTCGCGTCGTGCTACGCAGAGCTGTCGGACGCACTGAGTGTTTCGGCCCCTGGAGTACTTCGCACAGCTGACAGTGTTTATCCGGTGGCGGACGACTCTGCTGCCCGTAATACCATCGATTTCATGATCGGCGTTTATGCGGAGATGTTCACTCCACTTGATGCTTGGAATCTGCACATTTACACCAATTTTTACAACTACGTGGGGCGTGATTCCGTGTACGACTCATCCGTTGACGTGGCCCCTGACAACGATTTCGGCTATGAATTTCTTGATACGTCGGTGGCCGCGTTCGCCGCTGCTGCACACGCAAGGGGGAAGCTGTTCATCGTGGGGGAGATTGGCGTAAATCTGACTCAGGAGGCCGCGACCGATAGCAAGAAGCAGGAGCGGTTTTACAGTTCGGCGGCAAAGTACGCAGACCTGACCATGATTTGGAATGTACAGCCGGAAGACAGAGCCACGGTGCCAGGAAGTTCCCAGACGCAGATCTACATCGCTCCGGGCACGCCTCGGGGAGACATAAACAAGAAGCTAGTCCGGGACCTGAATCACTCCATCCGAGGCTCCTACCCAGTGGGAATAGCAGACGACGGCGCCAGGGATCTTGCGAGCCCTAAGGCGTGGGTGACCACAAGCACCACGGCGGCTTCAAACGTCGTTGCTCCAGTAAAGTCCGCCGTGGGCGCCGCCGCGTTCTCGATTATGGGGTGGTTCCGTGCAAATGAAGTTCTCGCCGATTTTGCACAGATTTTCCGCTTTCGTACTGCCACTGACGATGGGGTGTCCCTCATAGCCTCATCGGTGGACAACGCGGTCTACTTTTCAGCAAAGGCTGGGGGTACCGCCATCTTCAGCACTTCGGGACTTCATAAGTTGACTGTCCCTGGAAAGTGGAACCACGTAGCCTTTGGGTACATACCCGGCACCCCGAATTTGGTAGATCTCTTCATCGACGGCGTATACTGGACCACGTTGCAGGCATCTGCAGCCATGGACACGCTGCCGATCGACACCACGTTCGTTCTGGGGGACGACAATACAGCCACCGGACTCACTGGCGCAAACGCGTCCCACCAGGATTGGGCTATTCTTCCTGGGCGCATCACTTCCCAGCGGATATTTGACCATGCCTCCGGGAAGGTCGCACCAGAGAGTATTCTGCATTTGCGTGTGTTGAAGGGCGGACCGATCATGGATCTTTCGCGCAGTGCATCGATTGTCACCGTTGGCGCCAGTGCGGTGTACGGGTGAGTCACGTCACCCTCGCCGCATATCTCGCCGCCGTCGCTCTCTGGGCGCTGGCGGTGTTCGTGCGCGACGAGCTGGAGGCCATGGCCCGCCGCGCATGGCACCGGATCGCCTGCGCGTGGATGCAGTGTGACGAGGTGCACGGATGCTGACCATCCGGATCCTCCGCAAAGAGTTCTTCCCAGACACCACGATCGGGGAAACCTACGTCGACGGCAAGCGTCTAGGCTTCTGCCTCGAGGATGCCGTGCGCGAGGTTCCAGGGCGCCCCGTGTCCGAGTGGAAGGCCAAGGGGCAGACGGCCATTCCCGTGGGCACCTACCAAGTCTCCTTGACCATGTCGAACCGGTTCAAGCGCATCATGCCCTATGTGCATGATGTTCCCGGCTTCGAGGGCGTCCGGATCCATGGCGGCAACACGCACCAGGATACCGAAGGGTGCCCGCTGTTCGCCGCTCGGCGCATCGGGGAGCGCATGATCCAAGGCTCCCAGGAAAAGGCGCTGACGGCCATGATCCGAAAAGCCGGAGGCCATGCCACCTTGATCGTGGAGGGACTGCCCTAATGATCCCAGTCAAAGAGTACAAGGCCTCCTTGAAACAGATCTCCAGGCTCCACGGCTTCGTTCCTCCAGGCACCTACGGCCTAGATCCCGTCGCTGGGGCCTCCCGGTGCAACTGGATCGGATCCGACGACCCAAGCGCCAAATGGGCATCTGTCCCCTTGAATATCCTTCTCCCATGGATGAAGCCGTCTTCCGTGCCCCACGACCTCTACTGGTCCGACCTGCACAACGACGGTTCCCATCGCCTGTTTTCCCTGTCCAACTACGAGTTCCGGGAGAACCTAGAACTATTCGCCGGGGATTCCTTCGGCTGGGCATGGCCCAAGATCCTTAGAACCAAGCTGCGGGATGCCCGGCGCTGGGAAGCGGACAAGGCGCACGGGGTACTCATGTCCGATATGTGCTGGGACATCTGGCAAAAGAATGCAGAAATCGAACCTGGACCGGAGGTGCAGAGATGATGATCGAGGTGACTTTGCCGACTGTTGGCGCGTTCGTTGGTGCCGTGTCCTCCATTGGAGGCGTGGCCGGGTACGCGTTCACCCTGTACGGAAACTCCAAGTGGGCACAGCGCAAGTCCCTGCACGATTTGGCGAACAACACGGCCACCAGCATCGCGGAATTGGCTTCGGAGATCTCCAAGAACACCAAGGCCCAGCAGGAGAGGATCTTGTGCCTCGAGATCGAGCACAAGAACTCCAAGGAGACTTTGGCGCGCTTGGAAGGGGTAACCAGGGAACAGATACACGACATCCGGGCCATTGCCCAGGACATGACGGCGATATTGCAGCACGTTTCCGAGATCGCCGGCGAGTGGAGGGAGTGGCGCCGTCGTAACGGGCCACTGAATACCCCGTGATGCGATTTTCCCTTGCATTTTAGTTTTTTGGGATATTTTCCAAGTACAAGGATCCAGAATGCCAAAAACCGCAAAAATCACAGACACCGAAACCAAGTGCCCCAGTTGCGGGGGCGAGATGGAAGACGGCGTCTGTAAGGACGGTGC